CTGCAGCCCTTCCGCGCGGATCTGCCCCATCTTCAGGATGGTCTCGGCAATCCGATCCGCCGCCCCCACTAGCTATTCCCCGTGCTGGTCGCAGACAGACCGAGCTTGCTGAGGTCGAGCAGGTTGCCCGTGTTCTGCTGCTTCGTCTGATTCTGCAACTGCGCCAGCGGCAGATACCCGAGCCCCAGCGCCGCCTGAATATTGCTCTGCCCAATGGCCTGCTGGGTGCGCCCGTTCAGCAACGTGCCCTTCGCCGCCGCCCCCGCCATCATGCGCCGGTTGTTCTCATCCAGCGCGAACTGGATCCCCGGCATGTTCATGGCCTCTTGCTCTGTGGGCACCGTCGCATAGAGCGACCCGAAGCCGCCCATACCCCCGCCGCTGCTACTGTTGCGGGCATCGCCTTGGCCGTAGTAGGTGCCACCCCACGCATCGCCCTTCGCGTTACTCTTGGCAATCCAGTTGCCGCCGCTGTCGAGCACCCGATAGATCTGCCCGTTGATATTCAGGGAGTCCATGCGGCCATATTCATCCGTGAGGCCGGGCTGCACCTGATACCCCTTGGCCTGCAACTGCGCCATGAGCGCATTGATGGCCGTATGGTCTTTGTTGTCGTTCGTGTTGGCACCATTCGGCAAGCTGGGAGCCAGGGCCTGAATATCCGCTTCGACATTCCCGCCGCCGCCCGTTCCGGCCGCAGGCGTCGTCGGCGTAATCCCGGCGTTCGGATCGGCGGGGTTGATCATGCCGCTCGTCGCGCCGAGGCTGCCCAGATTCCCCGCCGCTTGCGGAGGACTCCCGGCCACGGGCTGCGTGGTGCTGATCGGACTATTCGAACCAAAACTCCCGGGGCGCAGGCCCATCTGCGCTAATGACCCTTGCTGACTGCCGGCCATCGGATCAGTGGAGATATACGCCATCAGACTGCCTCCCAACCCTTCCCATCCCACTTGGCTTGTTGGCCGTTAATCATGCGCACCTCGCCGGGTTGCGCCGCCACACTGCTCTGACTCAGGCTCTGCGCCGAATTGGCCGCTTGCGTCCGTGAGTCAATCGCCTGCTGGTTCGGCGTCAGGTTCGGCATCCCCTGCGGTTGCCCCTGATACGCCGCCAGATCCCCCGGCGCCACAAAACCCGAGGTCGATCCATCAGGGTTGCGCGTCGGATTCTGGATGGCCGCCGAGCCGAGGCTGAGCGGCGGCGGGGCAATGTTCCCCGGCGTCACGCCTAAGCCGCTCCCGAGGGCCGCTAAGGCCCCGGCGCCCATGTTCTGATACGGGGCCACGGCCTGCTGCGTGTTGCGGTATTGCTGCTTCTGGAAGGCGAGGGCGTCTTCGGCGGCTTTCAGTTGATCCGCTGACCCCTGCTTCGCGGCATCGGCCTGCGTCTTGGCCGCTTCGGTCTGTCCATGTTGAGCAATTGCGGCCCCGCCCACTGAACCGGCGGCGCCGGCGATACCGCCCCAGACGACTGCGGGTATTGCAGCTAATGGCATCTCTTCTCTCCCTGCGGCCAAATAAAGGCTTTTCCCGGTATCGGATAGGCGCCCACGCGCTCGAGCATGGCATCCACGTCAGCGGTGAGCGATCCGGTCCAGACCGTCGTGAGTCCGGCCTCCTTGAGAAGCCGTCGCATGCCGGTCAACAGCCGGCGTCCGACTGATGGATGACGACGCATCTGCGGGGCAATCCAGATACCTTCGGCATGCCAGACCCGGATCAAACCCCAGCAGCCAACAATCGCGCCCGTCTCATCTTCCACGACGAGCACGCGGACCCCGTTCATCTCCGGCAATCGAGGCCACAAGTCGTCAAAACTCGTGCCCGCGAGTTTCGGCCAGTCCGCCGGCGGCAGTTCCCGCGTGATTAGCATGTGACTGTTACCGAAGTATACGCCTGCCTCATTTCGCTAACCCATATAACCGCACGATGCCAGAGGTCAGATTGCCACTCGCCCCGATGACCCGCATCGCATTGACGACCGAGGTCGTCTTGATGTTGGCGCCCTGCTGCCCCGCCGCGACGACCGTGGAGGCATCCCACCACGTCGAGAGGCCGACCACCTTCTTGTAGGCGCCAGAGTTCACGTTGTAGATCAGCAGACTCCCAGAGACGCCGGCATCAGGAGTCGCCGTGCTGAGTGAGTTCCCATTCGACAGCGAGATCGCACTGTCATTGGAGTTGCCACCCGCCGCCCCGCCACCCGACGACCAGCCCCAATAGGCCGTGTAGTAACTCGTGCCGCCGAGATAGGTCGCGCCCCCATCAATCGACGCCTGCACATTGAGGCTCGAGCCGTTCGTCAAGACATCCGACAGCTCAAAGCAGTAGTCGTCATAGGTCGAAGAGAACGCCGTGAAATTGAGCGCCGCGGATGATGCCGCCGTCTGACTATCCAGCAGCGTCCACCCCCCGCCACCACCCGATCCCGTCGGGCCCGTGGGCCCGGTCGGTCCCGTCGGTCCCCCGCCCGTCACCCCCGTGGAGCCGGTCGCGCCCGTCGGCCCCGTGGGGCCCGTCCCTCCGGTCCCGCCGGATCCGGTCGGACCCGTCGCCCCGGTGGGCCCCGCAATCCCCCCGCTGGGTCCGGTCGGACCCGTGAGACCGGTGACGCCGGTCACGCCCGTCGGCCCCGTCAGACCGGTGTGTCCCGTGGGACCGCTGGGCCCCGTCGCGCCCGCCGCACCCGTCGGGCCGGTGGACCCACTGCCCCCGCTGCCGCTTCTCGTGGAGAGCGATTGAAACCAGAGATACCACGGGCGCGTCACCAGATCGGACTTCTCCGCGATGGCCTGCGTAATCGAGGGGAGGGCCGTCGGATTCGCCATTAGGACGTGCCCGCCTCATAATCGACCGTGAAATCAATCCACGAGACAAAGACCGGATCGCTCGAGGTCAATTCCACCACCGGATTCCGCGCCCGCCCGAGCCGATTCAGATACGCCCGCGCCGTATACTCCCCGATCTTGCCCGTCGCCATCTGGAGCTCGTCGTCCCACGTCGCCCCGCCGTCCCGCGACAACCGGAACATCACGATCGGGTTGTAGCCTTGCACCGTCGCCGCGGTCCCTGAGAGGCCATTCCCGGCCTGCAGAATCAACTCGACGCGACGGATAAAGACCCACTGATTCGCATTGAACGGCAGCGCAAACCGTCGCAGCCGCCGAATCGGATAGGAGGTCGAGACAATGGGCGGCGTGCTGGTTTCCGTCACCAGCCACGTCCAGCCCACGTTGGAGTTCGTGGCCGTCGGCGTCACCGACGCCACCTGCTGCAGATCCAGACGGTCGGTCGTCAGGAAATACGACCCCCCCGCATCGGCACCCTGGGACAGCAGATCGCTATCAGCCATCACCAGCGTCGCGGGCGTACTCGTAAACGCTTTCCGGGTCACGAAGCTGCGCGAGGCGCCGGCCCCGGGCACATCGCTGAGATTCATGCAGAGCCGCGAGAGCGTAAAGCCATCGAGCGGTCCCGGCAGACTGATAAAGTATTCGGAGACCGGAAACCGATCCGGATTCGCGGAAGGCGTCGGGGCGGCGACCGTTGTCCAGGCCCACCCGTCGCCCACGCTAAAATCCGTGGAGCCGTCGGTAATCGGATTCCCCGCATCAAAATTCAAGGCCGACTCGCCGTCAAGATCGGCCGTTACCGCCACGGATGCCGTCACCCGTGAGACGGTTGGCGCCCCACCCGCATATTGACGAATCGACAACGTATCCAACACCGCAAGCGGCAGGCTCAACGCCACGAACCCAGTCGTCGCCAGATCACTGATCACGAGTTGCGTGTTGACGGTGCCGCCGCTGCCGTCCTGCAGCACATTATTCAGCATTAGGGCGTAGGTGCGCGACTGGCCCATCCCCGGCGCCACCTCCATCTGGATGTCTAACCGGCTCAGCATGCCATTGAGGGGCACCACGCTATGTTCGGTCGGTCGTCCCACGGATGCATCACTCGACAGCGTGAAGCCGCCGCGCCCATTAAAGGGGGCACACCCCAGCGGATTGGAACTGTCCAGTTCGCCCGCCCCATAGGACGAGACCGCGTAGCCGCTTTCGCCGTCCGTGTCGCTCTCAAAGGTGAGAGACCACGCAATCAGTGGCCCGTAGTTATTGAAGCCGAGCGTAATGTCCCCCTGATACCGAGCGAGACAGACCCGATCCCCGGGCGCGACCGTGGCAGTATGCGTCGTGTCCTGCGCCGACGAACTATAGCCACCGAGCGCCGGCCCAGCCGCCGGCACCGTGACCGTTAATCCTGACGCGGCATTGTTGATGAACACTTCAAAGACCAGATCGCCCCAGCCGAGCCCGGAGGGATTCTCTTCAGGCGCCACGACTTCGACATAGAGATGCTGAAAGGTGCCGGCGACGGACCACGGATGAGACATCTTGAACCGCTGCCCGTCGGGGAGGTCGGTGCCATTGCTCCAGGCATTGCCCCGCAACGGCGCCACCACCGGATAGGTGTCGGGATTGTCGGAGGTTGATCCGACGTTGCCCCACGTCTTGCCGGTAATATATTGCTTCACCCCTTGATCTGCTCCTGCAGATCCGCTGACAGTAGTGGCAGGACTTCTTCAAACGACACGCCCGACCGTTCACAGAGCGCCCGCACTTTCAACAGACGCATCCGCAGATTCCCGAACTTCTCAAGGCTGCGCTGGAACCGATCCGCAATCTCCTGCGCGTTCATGTCGGGGCCACAATCTCATCGGTGAACCGCGACATCCGCATGTCGTAAATCGCGCCGGAGAGACGGTCGCCAACGAAATGGGCTTCAAAGCAGAAGACATGCGAGCCCACCACGTGCGGCTCCCATTCGGCGGTCGTCGTGTTCCAGATCGCCCAGTTGACCCAGCGATCCATCGTCACGTCATAGAGCCACGTCCACCGATTCTGCGGTTGAATCAGCGCATAGAAATAATGGCCGTTCATCTGAAACGTCAACGCCTGCCCGTCATCGCTATATTGCTGGAGATCCTGCTCCACGCCAAAGGTCGAAATGCGCGTCGGCGTATAGCCCTGCGCCCGATAGACCACCCGCGCCCCATCGACGTTCAACCCACACCAGAACAGGGTGTTATCGAGCCGCTGCACCGAGAAGGCGCCACTGGTGCCCTGCTCAATCACGACCCCGCTGACGGGCGCGAAAATCTCCGACGCCACCCCCGTGTTCACGTACACTTGACTGGTCTGCCCCCCGAGGAACCAGAGTTCTTCGTGGATCCGAATCATCGCGGCGAGGTTATCGCCGGTGGACGACCGTTCGGCCACATCTAACGGATCCCACACGAGTCCATCTTCCAGATTCGACCAGGAGAACGACCGCGATCCCCCGCCCTGCAGCGCCAGGAAATACCCGTTCAGGAACTCCACCATCTTGCAGGGGTTGGGAAAGTCGGGATCCGTCACCTGGGTAAACGTATTCGTCAGGGTGTTGTATATGTAGCCATCGCCACCCGAGGAAAACAGGATCTGATTCCCCGCCGATCCATTGCTCGCAAACGACACCGGGCGGCCATCATTCGTCACCGGATAGGTGGTCCCGATGGTGCCATCCGCAAAGAATTCACCGAAGAGCCCCCCACCGACCACGAAGGCCCGCTCGTTCATCGTGAAGAGCCCGCGGATGGGCTGATCCGGCCACACGAGCAGGGGATGAATCCCCGGCGTGCCCTGCAGATAGCCCGGTGCCTTCGTCCCGCCACCGGGCTGCGTCGATTCGACGAACTCATTGATCGTGCGCCCGATCTGCGCCTGCGGACTCCGCTCCGTATTGGAGCCGTCCACGAAGCCGGGCACCGAGAGGCGAGGCATTAGCCGACCCCCATCAGCGGGAGCAGATGCAAGGTGCCCGTCACCGGCGTGGATCCCACCGCTTGCGCATAGAGGGCAAAATACCCGCCGCCAAAGGGGAAGCCACCCATCAGACGGGCACCTCGACCAGTGCCGCACAGCGCTGCTCCACGAGCGGAATGTAGTCGTAGTGCCCCGGCTGCATCGACAACCGATCCGGCGCCCATGCCGAGGGCAGATCCTCAATCGGCAGGTCCAATCGCGTCTGCGGATAGGCCAGCCACGTCATGATGCGTTCGGTCTCCCGCTTGTAGACGTGATCCTCGCCGTAGACCGCCCGATACTGGTCGAGCACCTGAATGGTCCGCTTCGGGAAGATCGAGCCCCACCCGAGCAGCGCGATGCGGCTCTTCGCATAGGAGGCCAGATGCGAGGGCTTCATCGCGCAGGTAATGCGATTCGGTTCCGCCGCCGCCAGCAGTTGCGCAATCGGTGCAAGACAGTCGTCGTCTTGGTAATAGAGATAATCGTGCTGCGCCTTGGCGAACAGGGTCTGCTTGTGATGCGGGCTGTCGCAGTTCGTCAAGAATAAGCATTCGCCGAAGCCCACCGCCATCACGCGGTCCACAATGACCTGTGGATAGACTGGATCCTTCGTGATGAAGCAGGCCGAGATGTAACGGGGGTTGATCATGCGCCCACCACGTCTATCGTTGGCAACGGGAAGATCAGCTTGCCGCCCCGCTGCAAGAAGGCCGCTTCACGCTCAAGAATGAACGGCCTGAAATGCCATGGCAGCACGAGGAAGTAATCCGGTTGCTGCGCGTGCGCGTCGGCTTCCGAGACAATCGGGATGTGCGTCCCCGGCGTGACGCAGCCGTTCTTATCGGGGTTCACGTCCGCGATGCAGGGCAGATCCTCAGCCGTCAGACCACAGGCTTGCAGCAGCACGTTGCCCTTGGTGGAGGCGCCGTAGCCAAACACGGTCTTGCCCGCCGCACGGAGCGACCGGATCAGCGTCGGCAACTCGACCCGATGCCGCGCCACGGCCGATTGAAAGGCTGCGAAGCCGTCAGGCTCGTCCAGTCCGCGTTGACGCTCTGCACCCAGCAGCAGCGCAAGATTGGCGCTGTCCGCTTGATGATGCGACCCACGATGCGCGAACGTCACGGCGATGGATCCGCCGTTCGTGTCATTCGGCGTCGCCTCGATGATGCGCAGATCAGCGCGATCCGCCATCCACTGCAACTGCGTCAGCCCGTAATATTCCAGATGCTCGTGGCAGATCGTATCGTAGGCGCAGGAGTCGAGCAGCGCCGGCAGGTAACTCTGTTCCGTAAACCAGACCCCGTCATCCGCCAGGATGCGCGAGACGGCTTGCATGAACGCCAGCGGCTGCTCGAGGTCGTAGAGCATCGCAATCGAGGTCACGATCCGCGCCTGACGTGGGCCGACGATACGGCGGTAGACGGCCTCTGAGAAACAATCCGCCACGGCGCAGAGATGCGGCAGATAGAACGGACTGAATTTCGCCGCCGTGGGGTCAATCCCCACAAACGTCTGACCCCAGTTCTCATACGACCCGAGCAGCGTGCCGTCATTGCTGCCGATGTCCAGCACCACATCACCGGCCCGCGTCGGACACCGCCGCTCGAGCGAGGTCGCAATGCCCGCCAAGTGCCGCACCATCGAGCCGTTCAACCCAGACCGATAGCCGTAGTTGTCGCCATACATCAGCGAGGGCGCGTAACTCTGCCGCAACTGCACCAAGCCACCAGCAGGACACAGCATGAGCTCCACGGGGCCGCTCGGCACCTCCACGCCCGCCTTCGGGAAGATGCCCGTCAGGGCCATCTCGCCCAGGTCGAGCAGGGACACGAGGTTCTGGCTGCCCGTCATGCGACAGGCGTCAATCTCCCGGTAGACCGAGGTCACCGGGCGGGATAGGGTCGCAGTGCGGGCCATGTTTTGGTGCTCAGAAAATGAAAGTAGGCAATCTCCCGCCCGAAGAAGCCCCGCCACGCGGGGTAATGCGTCAATGGCGCAAAGTCATCGTTAAAGCACTCAATCAACGCCCCATCCGGCGCCAAGGACAGATTGGGCGTGGGCTGATGCTGAATCAGCCGGTCGTAGCTATGCACCGCGAAGTAGGGGGGATGTCCGAACTTAATCTGCCCCGCGTCCGCGAGTTGCCGCACGATCAGATCAAAGTAAATTTCATCGAAGCCGAAGATCGGCCGCCCGTTAACGGCGAACATCTCCTCCCAGTGCGGGACCTGCCGATACAGGGCATTGATCCGCGGCTCGTTCTTATAGAGGCACCACAGGCTGTTGACGTGATGGTGGTCATCGGACCAGAGGTCATATTGCGCCAGCGTCTCATCGGGCAGGAAGTGATCCAGCCGCCCGTAGAGCACATCCCAGTTCGTGATGCTCCAGTAGTCGCAGTCGGTGAGGAGGTCTGCGAACAGTTCTCCGAAGGCCGGGTAGTAGTCGCTGAGGAGTTTGACCGGGAGGAAGTCGGCATCGAGGAAGTTGCCCGAATCCACGCCAGTCGTCGCCTTGACCCGCGCATCGAACTGCGCGAAGGTCATCGGGACAATCTCGACGTTCGGGCTCTTGGACGTGTAGCCGTGCGGCGTGAGAATCTTCCATGACCAGCCATACGGAGCAAGGCTGCCGATATGCTCAAGATACTGCTCCGTCCACGGGAACGGCGGGCCAAACTGGGGCAGGAGAAAGGTCTTTCTCAGCATGCGACCTTCCGATAGCGCACCCGCAGGCTCTGCGCCCGCTTCACGCCGTCCTCTTCGACCTGCCAATTCAGGAGATCCGCGCTCACCTTCTTGAAGCCGCCCTGAATGCCCTCGAAGGCCCGGTCCTTCGCCCAACGGTGGGAATCCACATCGAAGTGTTCGAAGACCTGGGCATTCCAATGGGACAGGTGACTCGGGGAGCCATAGGCATTCCGGCTGCCGGCATTCGGGACGTAATGCTCCATGACGCCACCAGTCACGAGCACCCGGTTGACCTCGTTGATCACCGCCACCCGACGCTCAGGCGGCAGATGCTCCAGAAAGTCTTCCGAGAAGACGTAATCCACACTGGCGTCATCCAGCGGCAACGGTTCGGCCACGATGTCGCAGCGCGTAAAGAAGCTGCTGGGCACCGCCGGCGCTTGCCGGTCCACGTTGACCCAGCCGGGGAAGATGCGAGCCCCACACCCCAGATGCAGCCGGGAGAACCCCGACAGCCACTCGCTGCGCCCTTCGACGGCCCGGAAGTGCATCGGGTTGACCCGCAGTTGGCTCTCATAGCAGATCAACGCCTGGAGTTTCTGCTGATACTCGGGGCGCGTCCATTCCACTTCCGTCGTGCCCACGGGCTGCAGATCGACATCCCGATACTGACTGAGCTTCTGATAGGTCGCATAGCAGCGCAGCTGATCGGTCCCGAAGACCGCCGCCGCGGCGAGGCTGACTAGATCATGGTGGGGATGCCCGCCCTCGAGCGCCGGGGCATAGACCGTGTCCACATCCGAGAGCGTGCCGAACGCCGCGATCAGCGCCGCCATCGTCAGGCCGTCATCCGGCAGACCGAGGCGCCGCGTCTGACAGCCGAGCACCGCATGGGCCTTCTCGGTCTCTTCCGCCCGCTCCTCCGCGGAACAGCCGGTCTCGCCCCGCGCCGGCTGCACGACGGAATCCGTCACCACGACCACCGTCGGCTGCTCCCGCAGGCACGTCACGGCCGCAAAGAGCGCCGAATCATCGTCATGGGGCGATAGCAAATACGTCATGTGCGCAGAAAGAGCACGCCGTCGTTATCCGCCGTCTCAGCCATCCGCTTCCACTGATCGGCGTTCTTCTGCCAGCGGGGATTATTGGATCCGTCCCCTGCCAATTCAGCCATGAACAGCACGGCTTCCTTGAAGCGTGGATTGATGATCAGGCACTGCACGAGCGCATCACGGGCATCGTCGGGCATATGCAGCGCCCAATAGACCCGCGACATGGTGAGAAAGGCTTCGGCCTTTTCCGCGAGGAACCGGGACTGCTGGACGTAGCGCCCCAGCATGACCAGGGCTTGGTCATACTGGCCACGGTAGAAATACTCGCGCCCGAGGTAGAACCGCTCGCGGATGCAATCGGGCCGATCCGCCACTTCCTTCTCCAGAATCCGCATCGAGCGCAGGGGATCGAGCGTGTGCGCCGGCGAATAGCCGTAGGTCAGCGTCACCGCGCCCACGTCTTCACCCATGACGGAGATATGGTTGTGAATCGCGCCTTCCCACCAGACATTCGGGGAGCGCAGAAAGAGCCGAGGGAACCAAAAGTGGGACGGCGGCCCGGATTCGGCCGTCATCTTGACGTTCACGGCCATGAACCCCTTGGCCGCCGCCTCGCGCACGGCGCTGAACGGACAGGTCAGGAACTCGTCCGCATCAATGGACAGAATCCAGTCGCCCGTCGCCTTGCTCAGCGCATGGTTCCGCGCCTTCGCGAAGTCGTCACACCAGACAAAATCGGTGAAGACCTTATCGGTGTACTGCTTCGCGATCTCGACGGTGCGATCGGTCGAGCCGGTATCGCAGACGATGATCTCGTCGGCCTCTTTCACGGACTCCAAGCAGCGAGCCAGGACCGCTTCTTCGTTCTTCGCGATGAGTACCGCCGACACCTTCATCTAGCCCACACCCTTCGCCAAGAGCAGCCACTTGTTAATCGAGTTCGCCGTCACATACCGGAAGGACAGCCCAATCGTCTGATTGGTGGTCGTCACCGCCGGCAACGTCACGCCCAGCGTGTTGGCTAAGTATCCACCAGCCGAGGTGCTCCACGTAATGCCTTTCTGCGTGCCGGTGCAGAGAATCAGCATCTCGAGCCACTGCCCGCCCGTCGGCGAGCCAATCGGAGCACCCACAACAGCCGTCACGGCTAACGTCGAGAGCACATACAGGTCCGTGGTGCTGGTATCCGGAACCGGCGTGCTGGTGGAGCCGACGGTTGTGATACGCGGGATCGCCGGATTGAAGCCCGCGCCCGTCGAACCCGTGGGCCCAGACGGACCCGTTGGGCCAGTCGGGCCACTAGGCCCAGTGGGGCCCGTGACACCCGTCGGACCCGTCGCCCCTGTCAGAATAGCGGCCGTCCCCTGCGCCCCGGTCGGGCCGGTGGGGCCAGTCGGGCCAGTCGGCCCCGTGGGCCCGGTCAGTTGCGCCGCGGTGCCCTGCGGCCCTGTGGGACCCGTCGGTCCAGTCGGACCACTCGGGCCAGTAATGCCCGTGGGGCCGGTGGCCCCGGTATGCCCGGTCGGGCCCGTGTTGCCATTGCGGCTGAAGTTGAAAACGCACGCCTCAGTATTCGAGGGCGGGGAGACCCCCGCTTCGTAGGCGACCAGCACCTCATTGAAGCCAGTCCGAGCCACTTCCGTCGAGACCGTGAAGGCGTTGACGTTGCTCCCCAGGTTGCTCTTGATGAACACGTAGCCTGGGTTGGCCTGCGCCGACTGGAACACCGCCCCCACGCTATTCCCCGAGGCGTCGGTGTTGCTGAGATACATCGACGTGACGTTCGCCAGCGTCGGGCTGTTGTAATTGAAGTTCCCGCTGCCCGGATCCGTGCTCGCTGTCGCCGTGAGAAAGTTATAGCGAAGCCCGCCCTTATCACCCGTGACGCCTGTGGGGCCTGTGGGTCCGGTGGGGCCCGTGCTGCCCGTCGGCCCCGTGGGGCCGGTGATGGCGGTGCCCTGCGCCCCCGTGGGACCGGTCGAACCGGTGGGCCCCGTCGGCCCGGTCAACTGGGCGGCGGTCCCCTGCGATCCGGTCGGCCCTGTGGCTCCTGTGGGTCCGGTCGGGCCCGTGAGAATCGCGGCGGTGCCCTGCGGTCCCGTGGGGCCAGTCGGCCCAGTGGGCCCCGTAATGGCCGTTCCTTGGGCCCCTGTCGGCCCTGTCGGTCCTGTCGGACCCGTCAACTGCGCCGCCGTCCCTTGGGCCCCTGTGGGGCCTGTGGGCCCTGTGGGCCCTGTGGGGCCGGTGAGTTGAGCCGCCGTGCCTTGCGGGCCCGTCGCACCAGTGGGACCTGTTGGGCCGGTCAGTTGGGCGGCGGTGCCCTGTGCGCCGGTCGGACCCGTCGGACCACTGGGGCCCGTGACGCCGGTATGGCCGGTCGGACCCGTAATCCCCGTCGGCCCCGGCAGCGCCGCTTCGATGTTCTGCAGCAGGTTGGCCGTAATCGCCAACGCCACCAGATCGCCCACCAGAATCGCCCGGTTGCCGTTGTTCGTGACCGCCCATGGTCGGGCCGCCACCGTGAAGACATCACCCGTGAGGCCCGTGACGCGCAGAATCTCGGCGTTCGTCGGGTCGGGCATCGTGCCCAACGCCCACGCCACGAGGTCATACCCTTGCGCACCGGGATTCGGGAACCGGGCGCCTTGTCCTGCGGTGACCGTAAATGTCGTGCCAGAGAGCGCCGGGGAGGGCGCGACGGCTATCGCACTGACCGCCAGATCAACGTGGGGATCGAAGGCCATGTCAGTTGGGAATCAGGAAGAACGTCTTGCCAGCTGCCGCGACGGCTGGCTTGAAGACCGCAATCGCCACGGCTGATTGTCCAAACCCATCAAAGGACGAGGGCGAAAACGTCGGCGCCACCGCAGCGGCCGACCCCTGAATCAGATACGCCATCACAATCGAAAAGACCGACCCAAGGTCCACAAAATCAGTGACGGTAAACCCAGAATCCACCGTGGTCGTATTCGTCCAACCCGTGCCCCCAATCGCCACAATGAGGGAATTATTCTGTGCGGGCGTAATCGACGGGCAGTTCGCGGTGGGCACCGGCAGCGTATTAGTCCCTGTCGCGCTATCGAAGGGCACCGCATTACTGCCACTCAACGCGACGACCGTAATCGAGGACTGCGCATCGGGATTGGTGAAGGTGTGCGAGCCATCGGTCACGGGGGCCGCGCAATACCAAATCTGCACCGCCGAGCTAAAGTCGCTGATGTAACTCCCGCCACCGGACCAGCTATTCATCTTGGAATCGGTGGGCGTGCCGGTCCCCGGATTCCCTGAGAGCGCCAAGACAATCAGATCCGCCCCCAGCGTGCTGATCGCCGTGGTGGTCGCCGTGACGATGCCAGAGCCGGATGCATGGGTGAGTAGCGCGAAGGCCATGCCGGATGACTACGGCTTCATCACGCCGACACAGCCGACACTCGACGACGGATTCGGACAGGCCCGCAAGTTCCCGCTGATGTCACCATGCTGAAGAAACCACGTTGTCCAGACCTCCGTCGGCGGCGGTGGAGGTGGTGGCGTGTTAGTCCCCACCGTCACGGTCACGACCAGGAGGGAGGTCACCTGTTCATTCGCGGTCAGGACCCCAGGGACCCCGGCGCCGGTATCTTGCTGCCAGATCGCCGCCACTTTATGCACGCCCGCGCCAAGGATCGCGGGATCGAACGGGGAGGGGAGGAGCACCAGTTGATTCGGCGGGGCGTTGTCCGTCGCGATCAACGTCCCCGCCACGCCGTTATGCAGGTCCATATCGACCCGCGTCATCCCAATGGTGTTCGGCATCCGTGCGTCTGCGATGTAGCTGTAGAGGAAGGGCGTGGGCGCCGTGATCGCCCCGAGGATCGGTGCAAGGATCGGCAGATACGTCCGATACTCCGAGAAGTTCGCGCCGATCTGATCGCCCCAGAGTCTCAAGGCTTGGTCCTGCGTGGAGATCGGTGAGCAGGAGGCCGTGGTCTTGATCCCACCACCATACAACTCGACCTCAGGCTTCGTGGGATCCAGCATCGAGTAGAAGGGGATCGACAAGGCGGCGTCGGTCCGGTCGCCATTCGTGAAATTCGTGCGTGTCTCCAAGGTGACGATGAACCATCCACGCTTAGGGACATCGACCCCCACACCATTCGACCCATCGGCTTTACTCAGATCCACGACTACATGACCGGTGATCGTCACCACCCCGGTGGGGTTGCCGAGTAAGGGCAGTGGGCTGTCCCATGTCACCTGACCCAGCAGCGGGCCGAAGAGGCTCGCATAGTTAATGATCGACCCATCCACATGGAACAGCACGAGGTCGAAGGGAATCGTAAAGTTCCCAGTGATCTCGGAGTAGATCGGCGCATGGGCTTCGAGATGGGTGTGACCGAGTGAGGGGGAGATCAACTGGGGGACTTGCGTGCCATCTGGATTACTGTTCGCTGGACGCCAATGACATTGCGCCGACAGCAGCGGCCACGCTGACGGACTCGCATAGGCCGTCACACTGGAGTCATAGGGGTATTGATGAATGGTCTGCGCCTGGGCAACGGACGCCAAATACAGCACGGACAGCGCGGTCAGGAGTGGTTTCATTTAGGGGATCACTTCGACATAGGTCAGCACGCCACCCACCGGCACCCCGGCAGACAGATTGATGTCCAGTGCCTCGCCGGCCACGGTCTCACACCAGCCCCACTCATTCGGGCCGAGCACGAACCCGGTATTCGCAATCTCATAGAACAGGCCCGAGATGTCGCCGGCGGTATGGGATTGAAACTTCACATTGACGATGCCGCTGGAGGTCAGGGCAAAGGCCAAGACGCTGATCTTCTTCCCCGGCACGGCCGCGACAATCGTGCCGGTCGCACTCACCGCCACGGGCGCGTGCTTCACCTCAGACTGATTCGATTGCAGCCGGAAGGCACTGGACGTGACTTCCGCCACCCCCCCGATGCGGGTCGTCATCCGCGCACAATGACGCGAGGATTCACCGCCGCGCCGATGCGCTCGTTGAGTTGCACCTGGAGCCGCTCGAGCGCCACCCGGGCATCGCGGTAGGCGGCATCAGCCTCCGTGACATACCCGTCCTGCTCGCGCGTCACGGCATCGAGCGCGGCCTGCTTCTCCGCAATCGCCGCCCCGGCGGCACTTTGGGCCTGCTGCAGCGCCTCGGCCTTCTGCTCCGTGGTGTCGAACGCCTCGTCTAATTGCTTGAGTAGATCACTGGAACTGGACTTTTTTGCCACGCGGTTCACTCCTTACGAATCTGAGGCCAAGACCCACACGTCTACCGTGCCTGTCGTTACCGCCGTCGCAATCCGCACCCGCACGGCGGCATAGACGCCGGAAATCGAAATGCTCGTAATCTTGTCAATCGCGGACCAGTTGGCCGTGGCGAGGTTTGCCCACGTCCCGGCATAGGTCGGGCTGTGCGCCGTTTCCACGACCACCGAGCCGGCCGCCGAGGTATGGTCCCAGACCACATAGAACGTCGATTCGACGTAGCGCCCGATGTAGTCGTCGGGCAGCACGGCCACGGCGTTCTGGGCCGTCAAGCCCTGCATAATCTTCTGCAACGGAACGAACAGCACAGCCATCAGGACTCCTTAGACAATCTGTCCGTTCAACCAGTTGAAATCGGCGGTGAATCCGCCCTTGCCCGGCGTCATGCCGGGATCCTTCGTGCGCAGCCGCGGAATCTCCACGTTGTTGTCGAAGACCACCGCCCGCGCCTTGCTCGCATCGTTGATCAAGGTCACATCCGGCGGCCGCCCGAAGGGCCGCTGCCCCTTTTCGGCCAGCGTCAGCCGGATCGCATCGTAGTAGCCAGGCGGCAGTTCATAACTGCTCGTGGTCAGCGCCACATCATCGAGCAGCACCCGCGTCATCAACTGCACCTGATACGCCGTCGAGGGCACCGGCCAGAAGTAAATCTTGCCGTTCGGATAATCCGGCTGGTAATACAGATCCGTCGGAATGTCCGAGGTCAACTGCGGCACGGACTGACTGAGCCACCACTGGGCATCCCGAATCGTGATCTGCCCGTTGAAGTTCACCGTCGTCGCCGGCAGGATTAGGTTCGCCCCATCAATATCCACCGGCCGCGCCGTGGTCGTAAATGTGCCCGTCGGCCCGATGGTATGCGGGAAGAGATTCGGCACGAGCGTATACGTATCAAACGCGGTCGCATACACGGCGCGTCGATCCGCATTCCAGGCGTTGAGGAGCGCCCGCAGCAGATCCAGCCATTGGGCCAGATCCGCTGCGGACATCGTTTCGCCTTGGCCGAGGGTGCCGAGTTCAGTCGCCGCCGAGGCGGCGATGGCTCGAGACGTGACCAACATGTCAGGGTCCGGTCGGTCCCGTTGCGCCGGTTGCGCCCGTCGGTCCCGTCACGCCCGTCGCCGGACCTGTCGGACCTGTCACGCCGGTCGGACCCGTCACGCCGGTTGATGGGCCTGTGGCACCGGTCGGACCCGTGCCGCCGGTTGGGCCGGTGATGCCCCCCGCCCCGCTATAGAGCTCGGCAAAGTTCGCGTTGATGTCGGCAATGTTCTTGGACGTGAACACCCCGCCACCCAGGATCGTGATTCGACTCATGTCGTCTCCGCTTTCCGCGGTCGTCCGCGCTTCTTCGGTTCATCAGGCGCCGGCGGTTCCAGGATCAACTGGTAGGCGTCCGGCGCAGGCCAGTCTGGTGAGGGGGCGTCCAGGCCACCGGCCTGCACCGCCGCCTCGTAGTCAGACACAGTCTGCACGATGAGAAAGACCCCGCCACGCCAGTAGACGTGACGGGGAAACGTCAGATCCGACACTACGCCACCGAGGCCGCAATCGAACCCATGCCAATGACCTGATAGCTGTCAGAAGCATCGCCGTTCTGCGTCACGCCGGTCACGATGATGATGAACCGCTTCGAGTTCAGCAGCGCAATCGTCGCCACCGAGCTCTTGCTGTTCCCGACCACCAACGTCCCGCCCGTGCCGACCGCCACCGTCAGCGTGGTATCACCCACGTTCACGATGTCGAGTTCGAACGAGGCCCCGACCGAGCAGGCCGGCAGCGCCGCATTGAGCAGCGTGGCCGTCGGCAAGGTCGCCGTCTGGGCATCGTCGCAGTTCACGATGAGCACGCCGCCGAGGACTTCGGCCGCGGTCAGCGTGCGGGCCCCGCCGCCGGTTGTCAGCGTCATCGCTGTCGCAACCCGCGTGGGGATGGGGATCATGCCGCTGCGCGGCTCGCCGGTCAGCGGGGAAAAACCAGAACCGTAAGGCATTGCCATGTTCTTCTCCTCTTAACCGCAGGCGATTGCCACGGCGCAGTTATCTGAATAGAGCGACCCGAAGCCCATCAGGACATCGAACCGGTGGATCATCTTCGACTGAACAGGATCCCACGCCTTCACAAAGCGGATGCTGATTCCCGTGTCGGGATCCCGCTGCTGTGAGGACATTTCGACCGCTTTCGGCGTCTCGAGCTTGACCCCGACCAGCGCGAACGCATCGGGATGAATCGCCAGCCCGACCTTGCCCACTTTGCCGTTGGGGCTCGTGGTGCCAGGCCAGAGGACCAGCGCGGTCGTCGCCGTCGGCAGCGCGTTCACGTTCTGATATGGCGAACCCGGGCCGTAAATCGCTGGCGAGATGCTCAACGTGGCCGAGGTGCCCGAGGCTGTCACATCCGCGAGGACCGTGACCTGCATCGTGGTCGCCGTGGTCGTCGTGCGACGGGTCATCGGGTTGACGGCATAGAAGCCGGTGATCCCGATCTTGTCGCCCTTCTTGAACGTGTCGCCGTTGGTGCAGGTCACGGCAATCGTCGTGTCCCCGCTCGCCATCGTGGTCGTGATGGTCACGGCGCCGGCCCACGTGCCCGCGGTGTGGCTGTAGAGCGACATGCTCTCATACCACTTGAACCCGCTCAGACGCCCGAGGGAGCCTTCCTTGAACAGCCGCGACACTTCGTCATCGGGCTGGAACAGGGACTGAATCGCCGGGGTCAGCGAGGTGTTGACCGAGGGCGGGATGATAAAGCCCTTGTTGCCTGAGGGCGGGCAGGCTTTCTCAATCAGCCGCTGGCGGGCCTGCATCGTGATCGTGGTCGAGGTCGGGTCGGTCCCGAGCACGCCGACGACGTTGTTGGCATGCTGATAGGCATACTGCGTGAACCGGCTGTCAATCTCCTGCGCGATATAGGACATGCAGGGATCGAGCACCTGATCACGCAACTGCGCATCGGGCTTGGTGACTTCGAGGGCCTTCTGCACGTCATCCCACTCAAGGTCTACGCCGAAAATCTGATCGACCGTGACCGTGGTGTAGATGCGTGTCACCGCCTGTGGGTTATACCCGAGGCCGGTGCGAATCGTCGGCTGGAACGGACGGGGGACACGGACGGTCTCGCCGACCGCGAAGTCCCGCGTAAATTCCTTGTTGTAGTTCGTGTTGCCAAACTGGGCCACGGCCAGCTTGTTCGTGAGCAGTCGGAGCCCTTCAGTCGTCAGCCAATCGACGACATTCCAGGAGTTCGTTGTCGGCATCGGAGCCGCCTATCTATGTGCCGCCACATCTCGCGCATTCTGCGCAGCCTTGTAGCGACGAAAGTCCCCAGACGCCAGCGCCGCATCAACATCATCGACCGGGGCGACAGCCCGAGTCGAGAGCGTTTGCGGAGGCGGCGGGGCACTCGTCCGAGGGACAGATGGCACCGAGGAAGGCGTCAGACTCGCGTCAATCTTCCCGAGCTCGTAGACGGCACGCGCCGGCGGGAGGCTCAGGATGCGTTGAAACTCGTCTTTATGCGTGCCGAGATGGTAGAGCAGTTGCGGAGGACTCGCAGACCGGGCGATCACGTCGCCCATCGCTTCCGTCGTCGCGTTCTGCACCGGCAGATGCTGCGTAATCGGATTCACCACCGACCAGTAGTCGGGATGGTCCGTCACAAAGGTCTCCGCGGCGTGACGGTAGGCGGTCTGCAACTCCGTGGCCTCTCGAGCCGCTTCTGCGCGGGCTTGCTGGTCCGCATAGGCGTGCTGTTTCCGAGCGGCCACATCCAGCGTAAACTCGGCGCTATAGACTTCATAGCGAATATCCGATCCCGCTGGCTGCTGCGTGCTCCACGTATCGTAATCAGGAAAGGCCGCGGCAGGCGATGAGACTGCCGGTTGGACATCTGGACGGCTGACCGGGACCGGGGCTGAGACTTCGGCGCGGAGTTGCGCCCGCGTCTTGAGCAGTCCGTCAATCTCGGCTTGCAGTTCCTGTTTCCGACTCTCGGCGTTCTTCTTCTTCGGTGAGCCCGGTTCCGAGGCGGGCGTAGCAGCGACCTCCGTTGAGGCGACCTGTTCCACAGGCTGGTCGGCAGGCGTATCCGAGTCGTTCGCCTTGGGGGCTTCTCCGGTCTTGCGCCATTCCGCCACTTGGGCGCTGCTCATCCCCGAGAGGTTCGGGAGGGCTGGACCCGCAGGCGTTTCAGCGACCGCTGACGAGGCGGCAATCGGTTCGTCGGCCATGCTGGTTACTTCCTATCCATGGGTATGGTCACGAAGTATACACGGGTTTGCGGTCGCTGCTCAGGAGTTTGATGGCCACATCAATCTCCCGCAGGTCCATCGCGGCATCGGCCACGCCATGCCAGTCGGCCGCTTCGACCTTCAGGAGCAGATCCGAGATAATCACCGCCCGCCGCCGTTCCAAGAGCGGCAGGCTCATCATGCCGACGGCTCCGCAGGTTCAGGGGCCAGATCGGCCGCTTGCTGCCCTTGCTCTAAGGCTTGCTGGTGCCCCTGTGCACCCTGCTCGAGGGCCTGCTGATGCCCGACCTGCGCCGCTTGCAAGGCCTGCTCGTGCTCCTGCTCGCTCAGGGCCTTTTCATGCGTCATCTGGGCCGTGGCGTGGATCACATCCTGGGCGTGCCCGACATGCTCCATGTGGAGGTCGAGCGCCTTCGCGCTGCGCTGCTCCACCGCATCCACGAACGTCCGCGCCTCTTCGGCGTCAATCTTGGCGCCGGCAATCGCAATCTGGGCCGACTGCTGAATCCACGCGAGCCGCTCCCTGCCCTGCTGCTCGAGCGTCATCTGTTGGAGCTTCTGCTGCCCCTCCAGTTGCTGCTTTTGCATGTCAATCTGGCCCTTGGCCTGGGCTTCGGCCTGCTTCTCAGCCACCTTGGACTGAATGGCCTGCTTGAGTTGCTGGTTCTCTTGCCCCATCTGCTGCAGCGCGGCCTTAATCTGCGGCGGGATCTGGTCCTGTCCGTCCTGCTCCGCATACTCCGGCGGGGTCACGATCTTGGCAATCTCATCGCCAATCTCGCCCAGATTCTTCAGCTTCACGGCCAGCCCGAGCACCGCCCCCGCCGCCTTCGGCCCGGAGACCTGCGCAATCATCTGGAGATTGCTCACGAGGGTATCGGTAAACGCGGCGCCCTCGGCTCGCTGGCTCTCGAAGGCCGGCCCCTCGCTAATCGTGACGGTATGGTCCCCCGCCACGCCGTTCGGCATGTCGCCCTTGCGCTGCATCTGGGGATTGTTGATGCTGACCGTCTTGGCGTTGTCCTTCGCGTCCCGCACCCCGACCTCGCGGGGCGTGTCATACACCTTCGGGATCAGGTTTTCGACAATCACCGCGCCCTGGTGCAGCATCTCGTTGTAGTGGTCGATGAAGTGGAACGAGCCCTTCTGCTGCGAGCTCTCAATCTGCTGCAGCGCCACGCCGGACTTGTCATTGCGCCGCTGGGCCTGCGTCGGCAACGGACTAATGCCCATCGCGGCCTGAATCGCCCGCCGCGCCGACTCCGCGCCAATCTCCAGATTCTGGATGAACGGCTCGTAGGGGTTACGAACGGGAAATTCGGGTGCCTGACCGGGCATGCCGTCGATGAACGCCTCGACCTCAATCACCGAGATAGGCTCGTGGAGTGACTTCGCGAGGTTCGCTAGTTGATCAGGCTTGAGCGAGCCTCGCCGCACGAAGTAGGGAATCTTCGGGGTCATCCCCACGAGTTCCGCCTGGCACGTCCGGTAGTAGCAATAGAGCATGTAGGGATCCCGCGCTAAGCGGGTCATGCTCAGGATCTTGCGCTTCGGGCCCGACCCCTCATCCACATAGATCACCATCCCGAAGCACGACACAAACGGGATGTATTTACCGGCCCACCGCTGCCGCTTCTCTTGCCCCGGCTTCTTGAGGATCTCGACCCCGTTGGTCAGATACATGCAAACTTCGGGCACTTGCTCCTGCCGGCGGTCCACGACCTTCGCGCCGTTCGTCGGCATCTGCTCGAGTTCGTCGGTGTAGAAGCCCTGCGTCCGACCGTCTGGCAGTTGCAGCAGGACGAGTTCCTTCGTGACCGGCTCAATCGCCCAGTATTCCGCGACCTGCACGCGCTCTGGGGTAATCCAGGCCGGGGCCTGATTCACCACTTCAGGCGTGAAGTTGGTTACTTCAGCCTTTGGAAACTCCCGGCGAAACTCCTTGATGCTCCGTGACTGCAAGTAGAACAAATAGGTCTGGTCGCTTGAGGACGGCCGCAACGCATCGGGATCCGACAGCACGAGGTCGGGATTCTCAATGCTGTCAATCCACAGGTCCTGCACGAAGCCCTTGGGCTGATACTTGGTATTGAACCGCAGCCAACCGTAGGACTGATGCACCGCGTTCTGGAAGGCCGTCGTATAGGCAATCTGCGCCTGCGAGCGATACTCAATCTCCCGCATCTTGCCTTGGTAGAACTCGGCGGTCTGGGCGTTGGCCCCATTGCCCGTCGGGTCAAACTTCGGGGCTCTGGGATTCGCCCGCACCTCGTTGATCAGTTGATTGAAGTATTGGTGCAGCTCGTCCAGGGACAGGCAGACGCGGCCGGCATCTTCTCGAGCCCGGCGATCCTTCGGCGCCCACGGATCCCCACCGACCACCCGCATGTCCTCTTTGGCGGCATCACGGATCGGCTTCCACTGGTCGAGCGCATAGGTATAGCGCTCTCGGAGCTCCACGAGCAGGGCATCATCCTCTGCGGAATCGCTGGATTGACGCGCTGGCAACGGGCGGCCGGGATTCTCAGCCATCAGGACTCCGTGACCCGCAACCGTTCAGGCAGCAAGGACTCCACCAGCCGGCGCTCAGCCTCGGTCAATTCGACGTGCGCGACGTAGGCGTCATATTCGGTGCGGGTCTTGAAATGCTGCGCGAACCTGGAGAGGCGAGCCGTAAACAGGCTGCGCGGGAGGGTGCCGCCTTCTGGGCTACGCGGATTCAGTCGCGCCTCACGCCCCATTACTTCGCTTTGTGCAGGAACTTGCCCAGATTGCGATGCGGATGCTGCTGCGCCCGCCAGTCATAGGCATACGATTCGTGGTTCGGGTCTGCCGCGGGCTTGGCGGCTCGAGCCTTCTTGACGTGCTCAGGCTTGCCCTTCTCTGAGCCCACCGCGAAGTCATGCATCTGGTCGTGGGTCATGGATGACCGGATCTTCTCGGCCATCGGGAACGTGGCCCCGTGCTCCGCGGCTTGCATGAGTCGTTGCTGCGCTCGAGACTTGGCGGGCATGGCTACTCCGGGGAGATGTGGATCTGCCGCAGGAAGGCTTTATCGTCGCGGGACAGCTTCAGCAACTGCTCGACCGCCTTGGCGTAGATGGCTTGCCGTTCGTCAGGACTCATGGCCGCTGATCTCCACCGTGCCCACGCCGTCAATGGCTTCCCGCTTCACGCTGATGTGCTCCTCGAGCCGCACATACCGGCGCTCAAGGGCAGCAATGCGGGAGTCCATGCCGTCCGCAAAACCAGTCACCCACGCGGTTAAGTCAGCCACTCGCTGCGTTAATTGCTCAACCTGCGCAGCAAGGTCGTCGCGCTCTTCAACCTGCAGCTTCGCCGGCTGCCAGGTATCCGTGGTCTTCAGCGCCTGATAGGGGTCCACTGGCACGGCAGTATACACCTGTTCTACGTCCAGCCGACGCGAGGTCGATAGGGCTGTGCTGCAGCCACCGCTTCAGGCGTCCGCTGCCGCGTGGCGAGATACCGGAAGGCATCTGCCCCATGGCTCGCCCAATCATGCACCGGCACCGCTTTGAACTCGTTCAGGCGCGTATTGTAGTCGCGCCGGTAGTGCTGCAATGCCTCAAGCCCCGCCTTGCACCGCTCCGCATCGAACCAGCACCGCGGCAGCAGCATCCGAGCCGCGTGGATCCCGTCCTCGAGGTCCACGTTGGGGCAGACCTGAAAAGTAATCCCTAAACTCCGAGCCGTCTCGAGCCGGCTGCGCCCAGAGGCCATCTCCCGCACCTGGATATCATGCGGCGCCCAGTGCTTGCCGTAGAGATACCCTTTCTTGTCGAGCACCTGCTTGTAGTGCGGGAAGCCTTCCCCGCTGGATTCGTAGTAGTCAATCAGGCGCACCTCGCCCGACCGCAGCGACTGGCTGAACCAGATGACCATCGCATCCCCGACACCCAGGTCCCAGTCCGTATCCACCGGCACCGTCGGCTCAATCGGCACGCTGCAGATATGTCCCGACGCACGCGCCGCTTCGAGCTCCGCGCTGTAGATCGCGCCCTTGATGCTGGCCTCGAAGCTGTTCTCATACTCCTGCTGGAACTCGTCGGCCGTCATATCCTTGCGGGCCGCCGCCAGTTCATCAGGGGCGATGATGCCCGTCTCGCTCGCCTTATGGCTCGAGAAGAACCACTCCGGATCCGCCTTCGCCTGCTGGATCACGTCGTAAAACTGGTTCTTGCCGGCGGGCGTCCCAAGGAACAGCGCCCATCCCTGCCGGTCACTGAGCGCCGGCCGCAGCACCTCGCTGAACACTTTCGGCGGCATCAGACCGTATTCATCCAGCACCACGCCGTCGAAGTAGAGCCCGCGGAGACTATCCGGATTGTCTGCCCCGTAGAGCCGCACCTGCCCGCCGTTGGGATAGGTCACGCTCAGTTCAGAGATGCTGACCTTGCAGCCGGGGATCGGGCTGGCGTAGTGCGTCAGGTAGTCAAACGCGATGCTCTTGGCCTGGGTATAGGTCGGGGCCAAGAAGCCGAACCGGGGCCGCTCCCGCTTGCACTCGAGCGCCGCGACTTGCAGATGGTTCAATGCCAGCACGGTCTTGCCAAAGCGCCGATGACAGACCACCGCGCCGAACCGATGCGCCCGCATGCCCTTGTGAATGGCGAGGTGGGCGGGGGTCCGTGGCTGGTAGGTCAGTTCGATTACCACGGGATTTTCAGCACGATTTCAAGCGGCCCGCCTTCAGGGCCCGTCACCTGCACCTGTTCAGCGGGCTTGTCGAGCGCCCGGTTCAGCAGGTCGGTATACGCCTGGACGCTGGGATCCTTCTCCCAGACCTCGATGATCTCCTCGTCATCCCCCAGTTTGACCTTCGCCATCGCTTCCGTGACGCGGATGAACTTGCCGCTATTTTTGTGGCGGGTGACGAGGTATTTGATGCCTTTGGCGTTCGCGACCTGGGCCGCGGTCATGTCCTCAAGGTGCGCACAGATAATCCGGCGCAACTCCTCACGCTTGAGGGCTTTATCAATCGTGGCATGGCTGAGGGCGCCCTTGGGGCGTCCACCCTTCAGCCCGTTGTCGCGGGAGGCTTTACCGCCCATAATGAGGCATGAAACCTAGGAAACCTACTATACACCTGAGTCCGCCATCTGCTTGGTCAGCATCTCCAGGCTGCGACGGAGCAAGGCGTTCTCCTGCTGGAGACGGGAGACTTCGGCGCGTAACTCGGTTAGTTCATCAGGATAATGCACATTCCCATCCTCATCTATTTCGATGACTTGCTCAGATGGGAGGCGGGTGGGGGTGTCGTCAGGCTCAGACATCAAGATCCTCTGTCGCGCGTGAACCGTCAGTCCCTGATCCACCGACAGGATCTACCGCGTCACGCGACTTAGCTTCACCGATCAGTTGTTGGATATGCTGCTCGCGTCGTGCTAGTCGAATGGCGAAGTCTCGGCCAGCTTGTAGGGCATCCATGACCACCAAATCCTCTCTGCTATACTCCCCGTTCGTGGCCTCGTGCATCGCCTTGAATCCTCTTTCGATTCGCTGCACGCGCGGATCGCTAGAACCCTCGTCTAAGCCATCGGCATAACCTTTCGCATAGCCAGCGTCGAAACCATTTTCGTAGCCACTACCGAGCACAACAAAGTCGTCACGTAAAATCGCGGACAATTCAGCAGCCGTCACGAGCATGGCATCCGGCCAATCGACAGGACTCGTCCTGTCTGGTAATTCAGCCACACGCTGAACAACCCGCGCGATGTGCTCTGGCTCTGATGGCGTTAGCTTGTTATCGCTCTGCGGTAGATCCTGTCCTCCAAATAGTCTCGCCCGGTCCACGCGCGACTGATCGTCGTCCTTCGTCTGTGGTGTGGGGGTATCGTCAGGGGCGACGGGCGGGCCTTGACTCACGCTGCCAAGTTCTCCGACGCATTGGAAACACTTCCATTCGCAGGGTGAATCTGGCACCGGAGCCGTCGCGGTCCATGTCATGTCGTTGTGACAGTTCGGGCAGCGTGGAGCAACTAATGGCACGCCAACCTTTTGATCTGGCGGGGTGTCGTCAGGGGGGCGGGACGCGGCGGGTCGATCAAAGACGAGCACACAGGACACACAGCCCACGACACGTTGCCGATGTCCGTGAGCACATTCTGGCGTTGGGGGGCGGGACTCAGACATCAGCTACCTCCGACTCCTGAACGCATCCCAGAAGCCTAACGCACAGACTCCAAAGAACAGAATCGCGGCAATCCATACATCTGTGCTCATGCGGGGTCGGTCCTCTCAGTGCCCGCCGCCCGGATCAGTTCCACTCGGTCAACGCTGCGCCAATGCTTACCGGTGTCCGTGTCAGGCGTCAGCCAGTTCGCTGGAGCGAGCCACATCCCGCCGCCTCTCCGCTGGCCGATAGCCGCCAGAGACGTACCGCCGCCAGTCTTCCAATAAACACGATACAGCCCCGGCGCGAGCTTCGCAGCTTCCTCTCGGCTCATGGCTGCTCCTTGGGGCCGTCGGCCTGCGCGAGGGCGGCGCGAGCTTCGATAATCTCAGGTTCGGTTTCAGGATCCCAGTTCCCGCAGTCGCCGCTTTCAATCAGCGCCACGTATCTCTCCGTGACGTGCTTCAAAGCCTTCTCCAGCGCGGGCAGCGCCACGAAGGCGCGGGCGTCGCCTTCCTCCTTGGCCGTGATGATCACGTTGCCCGTCGCATCCTTTACCACCCAGAGGCGCGGGCCGTACTGCCAGCCGGTGTGTTCCACGGTGAGCGGGGCGGGTGTCCTCGGCATCACAACCTCTCAGAAAGAAACGACTTAGACGCGCGTGGACCGTCCGTGGCTATCCCGTCTTGGGGATCTACCGCGCCGACCGACGGGAGTGATCCCCACTGTTCCGCCATCGCGGCGGCAATCCCCGAGAGCGTCCGACTGCGCTCCTTCCACCGATCCGGCCCAGGTGACGCGTGATGCACCCGTGGGGTCCGACCCTCCACGATCTGCGTGGGTTGCAGCTTCGGCAGGTTCTTCAGCCAAAGGCATGTGGCCTTCGTTTCACCGTGCCCGAACTGCCACGGTTGGATGATCTGGTCAGGCTTGCGAATCCGTGAACTGATGATACTGATCGGGTTCTCTAATGCAATCAGTGGAATAGGAGCCGCCAAAAGTTGCCGCACAAACCACAGCGCATCCGCCTGTTCTCGGTGTTTGCCCTTAAACCACCGCGCCCCACTGACCGCCAGATGCGTGCAGGGTGGATGAGCAATCAATAAATCCCACTGCCTGATGCCCATAGCAGGCTAACGCATCGATCTGATGGTGATACTCGCTCGCGTCTTCGGTGGGCAGCACGTCGCAACTCCACGCGTCATGTCCAGCGGCCCGAAAGGCAGACCGCACAATCCCGCTGAACTCACAGGCGACCAACACTCTCACGTCTCTAACCCCCCTCTATCGGTGCGGACGTGCGAGGGGATGGCCTCGGCAAAGTTGAAGACCTCTTGCGCCAGCCGCTTGGCCGCGATCTCGCAATAGCGCTCGTCTATTTCAATGCCGATAGCCGCTCGTCCTAAATTCTTCGCGGTTCGAAGTGTCGTGCCTGACCCCATAAACGGATCGATGATGCAGGCATTCGGCTCGGTCGTGCAGCGAATGAGCCATGACATCACGGCTTCTGGTTTTTGCGTTGGATGGAGCGGGGTAGGCGCACGATTGAACCGATAAATATTCACCTCCGAGCCTGATCCGTGCCACTGAGCGAACGGCCGACGGCAGTAAATCGCCTCCTCGACTGCGCTGACGAAATTACCACGAGGATTGAGACCAGAATCGCCCTTATCCCAGAACACATAATGCTTCAGTTGGAATCCAGCCTTCATGGCCTCGGCAGCAATAGCCCCAGCCTGTTTAGTATCGTGGAAGGCCACAACTGAGCCGACTGAATCGGTCAATAGACCGATCCAACCATGATCGACCGTCCGATCCCAATCGCCATAGTCAAGATCCACAACCTCGCCACGCATCTGAACCTTGCCATCTTGGGCCATAAGGCCATACGGCGGGTCTGTCACAACAGCATCGCCAATTATTGACGGCAGTAACTCCCGGCAGTCTCCGTGGTAGATCGTGATCCCGGCATGCTCGTAGTAGGGCTTCATACTTTTACTGAGAACAGCGCCAGCGCCTCATCGACGCTCGAGACCACCGGAAACCAGCAGCGGCGCCACAATGCCGCCTGTAAGGACGTTAAATGCCCTCTGGGGCGCTTCACCTCAATCACGACCCATTTACCTTTGCGGCCCACCAACAAGTCCGGCACGCCCTCCTGGTTGAGAATCAGCACCTCGCAGCCGATGGCCCGCAACGCCGCCACAATGGCCGCTTGATTGAGATCCTTCTTGCCGGCTTTACGCATGGATTAGCGCCCCGTTGAGAATCACCACGCGATCCGTAGAAATAGGTTCCGTTAAATCAGGATCAGCTATCAGCGGCGACGGATGAAGCGCATCTAATGGGATCATGTCGCCGTCCACACCACGCGTCAGCATGAATATCTGCAGCAAAATGTGAATCCGCTCACCGGTAACGGGATTCCTCGGATGTAGCCCGCGAATCTGCACTTCATCGAACTTCTGCAGCTTCATGCCCGGGCCTCATCCTGCTTCTTGCAGCAAACCCATGTCGCAGAGCACTTTACGTCATGCGGACAGGGCGTGATGTAGTGCGTCCGGACCGTTGGCGTCGGTAGATATTGCAGCGGGGCCACGAGAAACAGCCCGATGGGATGCTTGCGCTTCACGACCAGATAATTATCCGTGTCGAAGTAGCCGGATAAGGCGTCCAGTATCATCTGCTGCGTCACGCCGTTGGTCCGCAGATGCGTCCCGAGCTTCCCAAAATCTAAGGGGGACAGGATCAGGGCGCAGGGCACGCCATACTTCTCTGACCAGAGTGCCCGATACGTATCAAAGACTTGACTCTCAGCCACGAGTCACCTTCTTGGGACGACCACCCTTTTTGCCGTTCTCTCGCACGGCTTTGGTCTTAGCTGCGCTCCGGGCCTTGCCGCCCTTGCGCCCAAGAATGACGGCATGGGGATTCTTCGCCTCTTCTGCCGCCATCTCGACCGACCAGAGCCGCGCTTCTTTAGCACTCATGGCCCGCACGATTACCAGCCCCTATCCGTGATGAGGGCCACGAAGCACTCCTCCGATGTCCTCTCACGCACGGCTTCGATTTGGAGGTCAATCTTTGCAATGCGCCGGGCCTTCTTCTCCGCAGGCGTGAAGTCGGCTGCGACCCCACACGCTTCGGCCTTCTCGGCCGTGTCGGCGTCCATCCGGGCCAAGTCCCGTTGGCAGTCAAGGCAGATCCACCGACGCAGCGCCCAAATCTTATCCGCGCCGCAGGTCTTGCAGGTCTTGGTCGTCTTCGTCATGGTCTGTCTCCGCGTGCTCGGCGGCGCCCATCGCCATCCGATACAGAGAGTATTACCTAAGCGTTTAGGTATGTCAACAACAAAATGAGGGGTCACGAAAATAAATCTAAGCACGCCTCCAGACACCTTTTTCTCTCATCGCCCTATTGGGTCTGAGGAGAAAGCCTGCTCTACAATGCTTCACACAACAGCATGAGAGGACGGGGCGCGGAGGTGTCTGGTCAGCGCACTTCCCCGTGCGTTTTCAGGTCAAGCCTGGGTCTTGCACGACGCCACACGTCAGCGGCTCTCTCGAGCGGCCCCGGTTCAATGGCTGCCGGTTGACACGTCACTACACCGTCCGTAGTGGTCAGCGCGGGAAGTTGCGGAACTGCTTGTGGGTTTGCTAGACTGGGCCAACGCTTGGCCGGCATCTGAACCATGCCCGACAAGTAACGCTCCAAAGGATTCCCGCCTTTCGGAGCGTTTTCTTTTGAGGCGGTCAATCTACGCTTTCCTGAAGGCGAAGTCAACATCGAGGAAGTAATCGCCGCACCAATCACGGCCAGACACGTCAGGCCATGCCTTCGTGAATCGCGTCGTCAGCGGCGGTTGCGCCTTGAAGATCATTGGCGCATGTCGCCGGCAGTGACCCTGACCATCCTCTGGGGTTTTCGAGAGACGACCATCCCAGAATTTGCATGAAAAACATGTTTCAGCCATTTACGCCTCTGCTCCCACGGAGTCAAGCCACAAGATGTAGCGCAGCCCAGAGCGCCACGACCAGGATCGCGCCAGAGATGAGACGGTCTAATCGCTCGCTGCCCGTATCCACGGGAAACTTCCCCGGCACATACGGGAACCGTTTCCCGCAGCGCAGACAAAACTCCCCAATCTCATTCGTGAAGTAGTAACGATGCCCGAGGATCCAACACGTCAACATGAAACCTCCTTAGCTAAGTAAGGTGCCGGTAGTCTCCACGCGACCGGCGGCACGTCCAAGCGCAGGAACAGCGTTAGTGCTGCCTCTCAGTGCGCGGAGATGGGTCAAAATACCATTCCAGCGAGGGTTCAAAGAGTTCCGCGCTGAGATACTGTTTCATCAGGGCCGATGCCCACTCGGCCGGGAAACGTCGGCGCCCACGTTCCCCGCAACACAAACCGCAAAGACACCCAATATCGAGCACACCGTGATACGCATCCCGCGTCCGCTGGAGTCGTTTGATAGGCATTACAGCAGCCGGTATTCGGTCACGGTGAACTTCCGCCCGTCCCGCTCCACCCGGTAATCCCGTTGTTCCACGACATACCCCAGTTTCCGTAGATCCCGCACCCGCGCCGACCACCCCGCATACCCGCCGACCTGGGCAATCTCTCGCCCGTCTACCCACTGCCCCCGGTGCGCGTCCAGCAGGGCATACACCCGCCCCGTCAGGCTCGTAGGGTTCAGGGACTTCGGGGTGTAGCTCAGGGTGCCCTGCGTCATGGTCGTGGCTCCTGGGGCATCCTGACCACCTTCCGAGGCCCTTGGAAGTCAAACCGGCGCCAGTCGATCCGCGGCGCCTCCGTCCACCCCTCCGTGCTCCCCCGGTTTGCCAAGGCATCCAGCCACTCAGGGGACACGTAGGACGAACGGCTGGGGAACCACCGCTGCAGGAAGGTCATCACTGCCGCCTCGCTTTCGTAAACGTGAAGTGCCCTACCGTGCCGGCAATCACCAGGTCATACGTATGCACATCTGCATGGCAGGTTGAGCACAAGAGCAGCAGGTTATCCGGGTTGCTCCGCAGGCTCTTCGACTGTGACCGTTTCACCACATGATGCACATGCCCCGCTGGCGCCACCCCGCTGTTGCTGCGCCGCACCCGCCGCCCACACGCCCGACAGGTTGAGCCGTCCCGCGCCCAGACCGCCACAATGGCCTCCCGCAGCTTCTTGTCCTGGTCCCGCTTCTGGTCGATCCGGTCCCGCGTAGGTTGAGGCTTGGGGAATCTCACGCCGCCTCCGTATCGCCAGGAAGCGGAATGTTCATCCCGAACTCCGTGGCGGCCCACCGCACCGTCCACTCGATCAACTCGGTAAACTGCGCCGTCGTCATCTGCGACGACCGCACCTTGGGCAGTTCCCCGAGCCGCTCGTCCTGAATCACCCCGAAGCACTTGGCGACCAAGGCATAGTGAACGGCCTCATGTTCGTGCTTGTCATAGCCGGTTTCCTGGGCAATCAGTGGCACGATGATGCCCCACCACAGCCGGTTTTGTTTGTCGCTCCGCTTGTTATAGTGGCGCTTCACGGTCACATCGACCGGCTGACCTTCCAGCGACTTCAGCCAGCCAGAGCGTTGATACCGCTCCCGCGGCTCGAGCACCAGGACGCCCTTCTCCACCACGCCGTGGAAGACAGGGGTCATTCGCCACCAGTTAGATGCGCCCATATGAGGCCGCTCTTTATCCGTCCGACGGT